TATACAGAATGATAGTGCGTTGCACCCTCTGTAATGTCACCATATTCACCTTGTATGATATTTCTTGCAAGTGTTAAACATTGTACCCAAGTTTTTGAGTCCTCTGGGTCGTCTGATTTACCATCACAAAACCAACTAAACTGACATTGGTTTCTAGTAGGCATCATATTACCCTTCCAATTCTCTGACCATCTTGCTTGATAAACTACACCACAAATGTCCTCTGGGTAGTTCATATGTGCAGTTCTATTGATTACTACTTGTGATACTGCAATCTTACCAGCAAGTGGTTGATTACCAGCTTCAAAATACATATTTTGTGCAAGACAAAATGCTTCATTGTTTGGGTCAGATGCATGTGCATTTGGTGAAATTGTAAATCCAATACAAAACCCCAATACAAACAAGCACAAATATTTCAACCTTTTCATTATTATATCATCCATTCGTATCCCCATTTTAATAAACTTTGTTGTTTATCTATTGCCTTATCAATATCAATATGTTGAGTTAATGATTTTTTACCATTAGTATCAACTATAGTTACATCATCATCATTAATTGTAAATGATACATAATGACCTTCATAATGTAAAGTACCCTTAAATACCATCCTAGGATGGTCTACACCTTTATTCATATTAAACCTAATGTAACCAATGCAATAACAACTATTTCATCAATTAACATTATTCCTATAAAAATTTTCATTAATAATAATTTCATAATATCTCCTAAAAAATCTGGCGGGATGGGAAAACAGTTTCAACACAAATGCGTGTTATAATAGTGTTCACTTTGTTGTTTTCGTTTCCCTGTCCCTGCCCGAGCATACAGCCCCTATTATTAAGCTCCACCTCTAGTATAAAGGTCAATCAGTTTTTCACCAGTTGCTCTAGTACCAAAAGTTCTAATTACTTTACCTTTTTGTTGTCTAACAATTAGACCACTATTGTATTCTGTGTCTGTGACATTTCCATTTTCAAAATCCACTTTAGACTCTTCTGTTTCATACCACATAGAACTCAATCTATGGATATGAATCGTCCTAGGTGTCTTTGACCACTTCTCTGCTTCAAGAAGTAATCTTTGTCTTTCAACTACATCGTCATATTCACTCATGAGTCAAAACTCCTTATCCTCGCTGGGATAACTTTATTCATATTACAATCATCACATACCCTATCATTAACATCTTCAAGAATAGGTTGTGGATTGTGTCCATGACCCTCAAAAAACCCTGTGCATAATGCACAAGGTTGAGGAGAACTAGACGACTCTAGTGAGGTCTTACTATATGTTGAGTTCGTCATTTGCATTCTCCTCGTTAACTGTTTCATCCTCGTAAGGATTTACACCTTCATCAACCTTAGTGTAAAGGTCAAGGAAGGATGCTTTAGTGTCTTCATCGAACCTTGCAAGACACACTTCAATTGATTTCAATTTGTCATTGAACATTGAGAATGCTTTTGCAATGTGAACCAACCTTCTAGTTGAAATCACTTCATCAACAGCACCCTCGTAAAAAGACTTTCTGATTACATCAGCCCAGTCGACAAGTTTGTCTGCAAACTCATCATCACTAACTCCAAGAATTGCAAAGTCACCTTTAACAATTTTTTTCTCAGTAGTCACTGGTGGATATTCTTGTTCAAGACAGATTGCAAACCTTTCAAGGAATGCTTCGTTCAAGATGTTAGTTCCTATGAACCTTCCATCCTCAGAACCTTTACCTTTTGTGTTTGCAGTTGCAACCACTGTAAATCCAGGCTCTGGTTTTACAAACTCACCAGTCTTTTTAATTAAGTAACCACCACCTTCTAGGATGGATTGTAAACACATAATTTTGTTTGATGCAAGGTCAACTTCATCAAGAAGTAAAACAGCACCTTTCCTCATTGCTTTAAGGACAGGGCCTTCTTTGAAAACAATGTTACCATTGATAAGAGTATTTGAACCAATCAAATCATCTTCATCAGTTTCAATAGTAATGTTAACCCTAAAAAGTTCCTTCTTAAGTTTTGCACAAATTTGTTCGACCATCAAAGTCTTACCATTACCACTGAGACCAGTAATAAACACTGGAAAGAAAATTCCAGATTTAAGGATTGACTTGAGGTCTTTAAAGTGACCAAAAGGAACATAGTTATCCATGATTGATGGAATAACTGAAATATTTTCATCGAGAACATTCACACCAACAGTAGATGCTGGAATTTCAACAGTTTGAACTGCTTGAACCGCTGGAGCGGGACTTGAATAATTCTCTGGAACTACAGATTCAATGGAATAAGTTCCATAACCTGCTTTAAATTGTGGATTTCTAAACAACCACGATGGTTTAGGAATACCTGCTGTAGCACAGATTTTCTTTACAGTGGATTTAGAAAACTCCACTTGATTAGGAAACTGTTCTGCAGCTGCATCGAGAAACCTATAATGATTAGCATTCAAATTCATATTTACCTCACTTTTTGAATAATTTTTTAACATATGCATATTATACTAAAATATGTACCCATCATGCAACCTTTTTAACGAAGTGCTGAAGAATTTTTCTTTGGGACATTTTGTTGTTACCCATTCTCTTCATTGCACCTTTAAGAGCTTGTTTACTAGCACCTACTTTAACATCTAAAGTATCATCTTCTGCAATGATACCCATTTTCTTTTTGTTTAGAATGTAGAACTCTTTGTATCCACTTTGTTCAGTAGTTTTAACTGCGTATCCACCTTCTTTTCTGAATAACTTGTAACCTTCTGATTTTATCTTCCAATCTTGATAGTCACCACTGAATTTATCAATTGCATAATCAAACTCTCTATGTTTGTTAGGGCAGATAAAGAATCCAACAGTATCAACACCAGTAGTTTGTTCAATCCATTTTAGAAGATTGTTAGTTCCATTTCTATTATTATCACTAGATGCTCTATATCTGTAAGTAGATTTTGTTCTTCTGTCGTGAATGAATTGGTCATTACTATAACCTTTAAATCCACTCATTCTGAAACTTTCACCATCAGTAAGAGTCACAAATTGTAATTTATCAATATTGTAGTTGTGTTTGAAATCTGCAATGTAGTCTCTTATGTAAACTAGTGATTCATCAAGTGGTGTACCACCTAATTGATAATCATTTGCAGAACCCCAACCAGCTTGGAATCTTGAACCTTTGTAATTGCTTCTGTAATAACCACCATCACACATTGATTCAAGTTGTGCATTCATACAAACTGCAGCTTCAAAGAAGTCTCTTTTGTTCATTTTATCAGTAAACAACTCAATCAATCTTAAACTTTTGTTTGGAGTAAATCCTGCTTGTCTATCCCACTCTGGGTCATAGTTTTCAACACCCTCTCTCCATGCATCTGTAAATGCATACACTCTGTGAGGAATACCAACTCTTCTACAGAACATTGTAAGAACTATTGATTGTTCATATGTCTCTCTAATTGCATCGTACATAGACCCAGACCAATCAACCAACATGATAACACCATGATTTTTACCATCAGGCACTACAGTTGCTCTTTTGAATATATCATCTTTGAGTAAGTACTGGTGGATTTTTGACATATCAATTTCACCAGTTTTTGCAGACATTGACTTTTTGTAAGCATCTGCAGCTTTTCTCATATCAAATTCTTTTGCCATGTAGTTAATGACATTCTTGTTGTGGTCAAAGAACTTTTGAGTATACTCTCTAGAATTATAAATGGTATCTGTTTCACCACCATATTCTTTCATGTTATCATCAAAAGATTTTGTTATATCACTAATAACTTTTTTATAAGGGATAGTAATATCTTTTGTTTGGAATTCTTTAGTATTCAAATCCATGTAAGCTGGTTCTGAATCCCATCTATCTAAATCTTTGTGAAGTTTATCTTCATTGTTTCTGAAATTCTTATCAGTGATAGACTCAGATGATTCTCCTAATGCATTACCACTTTTACCACCTTCACCTTCACCACCTTTTAAATTTTGTGATTTTTCAGTTTCAATCTCACCTTCACCAGTAGTCTCTTCATCTGTTTCATCACCATCTTCTTCTGAGGAATCATCACCAGACTCAGTACCTTTTTCACCATCTGTTTCTTCATCTGACTCTTCTTCTGATTCTTGATTACCGCCTAGTGATTGTTCTGATTCACCTTCACCATCTTCTCTTTCATCGAAGTCTTGAGGAATTGCTTCACCATCACCTTCTGCTGTCTCAACAGACATTGCATTAGTATCAGTTTGTGGTTGTATCTCTTCTAACTTAGATAACTCATAAAGATAGTCTGCAACTTTGACTACCTTTTCCCAAGTATCCATTTTAGTATCAATTTGATTTACGATTTTTTGTTCCTCTGGAGAAAACTCAACCATAAGTTTGTGACCAATCTTGAAGTAAAGATTAATTCTATCTATGAATGCAAGTTTGTTTACATCATAATCTTTGACCCCAAAGAAATCAAGGTCGACATGTAATTCTTTATATGCATCATAAAAGATTCTTCTTAAACCAGCATATTTTGATTTGATGTGTTTTTCAATTCTCACATCTTCAAGGACATTTAGATATCCTTTATAAGTTGCACCTTTTTCTGAAACTGCATCGTGCCATCCTTCTGCTGGAGTGATAAGTGCATGACCAACCTCATGACCCATAAACAAGTCATAAAGTTGTGGACTCATATCCTCTTTAAGAATAGGACATACTAACTTCCTTGAATCAACTTCAAAGTATGCAGTAGGTACTTTTTTGTGTTCTATAACTAAATCCTCAGTTGCAAGTAACCTTGCAAGAGAGTCTTTTCTTGTCTTAAGTATTTCGTTATTTGACCTCATGTAGCTATTATACAAAATTATGTACCTATGATGCAACCCTTATTTGGCGGTCTGTAAGGGAATCGAACCCTTCTCTCTGCCGTGACAGGGCAGTATTCTCACCGATGAACTAACAGACCATCTTTTGGTGTTCCCAGTAGGACTTGAACCTACAACCTTTGGTTTAGAAGACCAATGCTCTCTCCTGTTGAGCTATGAGAACAAATTAGGTGTATAGTATATAGGAATGTGTACCTATGAGTCAATCTTTTCGATATTATAGGTTTTTGCCCACCACTTACGAACTGGATGAGAATTGATACCTACATTAACTTTTTCTGGGTCTGGGTTTCCAACTAGACCTCTCCACCGACCAGTTGTCCCAGTATTTCCATGAGTCTGCAATTCCATTTGCTCTGGTTGTGAAGTATACCATATTGGTGCAGTATATCTATCTTCTTCTCCATGTGCTGGATGTACACCATGGAAATGTTTCATACTTTCGAATATTACTGCTGTTCCTTGTTTTGGTTTTAAGAGTGTACCATCTTCAAAGAATGTTTCCCCACCTTCAAAGTTATCATTAAGATATAAGATAGATGCATAATCTGTAAAAGGAACTACATTAATAACATCTTCTTCATTGGTCATATGCTCTAGTTCAGTCCCTTTTCTATCTTCAATTGAAACTTCATATAGTGGTTTTGCCATTACATCAATATGCATTTCTTGACCTTTACCTTCTGGCCACCACATGATTTCAGTTTGCTCTGGATATGCCATTTCACCATAGACTTTCCAGATTTCAGATATTGCTTTGTATTGATATTCTGCTAGGATTCTTTTGACATGAATATTACGAATACTAACCATAGGTATCCTACGGCCATTGTATTGTTCAGCTGCATCATCGTGGGTAACTAAATTGAAATTAGTCTGATGATACTTTATCAGCTTCTGACACTGTTCCTTCGTTAGGCAATTCTCTATTGTTGCTACGATGTTCTCTGGCAACTTGTAAGAATTGTTTTCTGATTCTTGCATATTCTTTTTCTCTTTTATGTTTCTTCTTCACTGCTCTTTCATATTTTATTCTAGACATGTGGTCTATAAACAGAATACCATTTAAGTGGTCTAACTCATGTTGGAAACATCTTGCAGTCATTCCACTAAATTCCATTTCTTTTATATCTCCATTTTCATCTTGCCATCTTGCACGAACCCATGATGGTCTTTTAATGATTGCAAATATTCCTTCACACCCACCAGTAAGACATCCTTCTTCAATATTTTCAGTCTCTTCTGATAATTCAATGATTTCTGGATTTGCGAAGAACATTGATTGTTCTTCATTTTGTCCTTTCATTACAAACACACGATACTCATAACCAATTTGATTTGCAGCTAATCCAACACCACCTTCTTCAAACATCCTATCAATCATTTCTTTTTTAAGTTCGATTGGGTCTGTTGGTGGATTATCAAAATCAAAGAAAGGCATAACCTTCCTTAATAAATCATTCTCTTTCGAAAGTAATGTCATTATGTACTCCTAACTGTTCAAACCAACCTGTTACAATCCACTTCTCCCCACTTAGTGGTGGATTACCTCTGTGTAAATGTGACCAAAATGCAGGCCATACTACCATATCACCCTTTCTTGGTTTTATTCTTATACTTTGATGAAGAAATTCTAATTCTCCACCCTCATCTACATCGTTTAAAAATAATGCGTATGCCAACTGTCTTCTAGGAACTTCGTAATTCCACTCACTATGCCATACATGATAACCCTCACTTGGTTGGGTATTTTGTATTTTTCCTTCATGTGCAACTGGATGTCCGACATCTGGATACTCAAATGAATATTGTCTAATTATCTCATTGTTCATATATTTAAAAAAATCATTAAATTCATGAGTCAATTGCAACTCTGAATGAATTTTTTCATCACCATAATAACCCTTATCCATTCCTAAAGCTTTATCTTTCTTTTCTAATGGATGGGCTCCTTCACTTGCATGTCTGTCTTTTGAATTAATTCCATTGTTATGACACCAAACCCAATATTCAAGAAAATGTTCAATGTGTTCTTCTTTGAAAAAATTTCTATAAAGAGCAATAAATTGTGCATGCTCTACAATTCTTTCATCATCTTTTAATGGTTTATTAAGAACATACTCGTCAAATTTTAATTTCATAATAACTCCTATTTACTATCAACTATTCTACTAAAGTTTTTCACCTTTTCAAATGTCATAGTATGTCTAAACTTCTCTGTTAAGACATCACCTTTATGAGATATAATAAAGGTATTTGTATCTCCATCTAAAGTATGTAGTATCTTTAAAAACTCCTCTGTTCCACCTTCATCCAGTGAACTATCAAATACTTCATCCAATACTAATAGATTAGTGTTAACACTGTTTTTTAGTTTTGCAACAGCTCTCCATGTAAACAATAATGCAAGGTCAATCCTCATTTTTTCACCTTCACTAAAGTTTGCATATGAGAATGCATCACGATATCTTGATTTGATAGATTCGTTGAATCCTTCGTCAAGATTAAACTGTACAAAGAAGTCCATAGATGCAAGATATTTGTTAATCAACTTATTCATAATAGGTAAATACTGTCTTATGATTTTAGTTTTAATACCAGTATCTTGTAATAGAAGTCCAGCTATATCATAATAAGACCTTTTATCTACGAGACTTTCTTTTGTTTCTTGATGACCCTTTAAAATCTTTTGTTCTTGATTTAGTTTGGTACTATCATCTGTTACATTATCTGTTCTTAGTTTCTCAATCTCTTGATTTATCTTTGTGATGTATTGATTAGACGCAGATATCTCATTCTGTTTTTGTGCAATTTGTCTGTTGAGAGTGTCGACCTTGCTTTGTATCTTTTGGATTTCTTCAAGTCGTAAGTTAATGGATGTGATGTTGTCTGTAATTTGTCTGATACCCTTCTCAATTTCTTGGACTTTACCCTCTGTTGAGTCAATCTTCTCTTCTCTAAAGTGCTCTTCCATATCTCTGTGACATGTGGGACATTCTTCGTTATCCTCATAGAATTCTATCTCCTTGATACCTCTTTCTTTTGCATTGTCTAATTGCTTTTGCATTTCAAGAGTCTTGGTTAGTTGTTGTTTTACTGTTTCACTATCCGAAGATTCATTCTGTAATTCCTCAACCTCACTTAATAAATGATTACATTCACTTTGTACATTATCAATGTTTGTTTGAGCCTTTTCAACACTTTCATTGAAGTCATCTATTTTCTTCCTACGATTATCACCAAGAGACTTGATGTGTTTTTTGTAGGTTTCAATTCTGTCTTCTGAAAGTCGGATTTCATAATCCAAGTCGTGAAGTTCACTTTTCAATGCTGTCATTCTTGTCTTTAATAAATTGTTCATAATGGAAAAGATATTAATGTCTAGAATGTCTTCTATAATACCTCTTCTATCATTCGTATTCATTTGCATGAATGGTGTGAAAGTTGAACTACCTAAAATAACTACTTGAGTAAATGTCTTGTAGTTGAGTTTTAGGATTTGTTTCTCAAGTTGCTCTTGGTAGTCCCTCATCTTTGCATCTTGATTGATAAGTCTATCGTTCAAGTATATTTCAAATAGATTTGGTTTTGCACCTCGAACAACTCGATACTGCTTTGACCCAATTGCAAACTCAACCTCAACAACCATCCCTCTTTGGTTGACTGAGTTTATGAGTGAGTTCTTGGATATCTTACGAAACCCTTTGCCGAATAATCCAAAACATAGTGCATCTAACATTGTAGATTTACCACTACCATTCTCACCCAAGATTAGGGTTGCTTTTCGATTACCCAGAAAGACTTCTGTAAACTGGTTACCTGTGGATAATAAATTTTTCCACTTTACTGATTTAAATTTTATCATGAAGCTTCGTCAAGTGCCTCTGTATAAAGAGACCTAACTAAATTTTCTAGTTTTGTTTTATCTCCAGTAATTTCCATTCCTTCGATATGTTTTGTTAATATTGTAAGTGTGTCTTCTGCATCTGCAGCCATTTCTTCATCTGACATGTCACCAAGATTACCATGGTCTTCTACGACTTTAAAGTCTATAACTTCTGCCTTGTTTAATTTTTCAATGAACAAGTCAAACCAATATGGGTTTTCTTTATTGATAACAATAACTTTTACATACATGTCTTTTAAATGAGTAAAGTCCATTGCAAGTATTTCTTCTTGAGAGTATTTGGTATCATCATAAAATACTTTTTCAAACATACGAATAGGGTTTTTAATTTTAGTCATTTCCCTAGTATCAGTATCAAAGACATGAAATCCTTTAGGGTTTCCATAATCTGACCAAGTGAATTCCATTTGAGAACCAAGATATGTTATGTTCTGCATTGTAGAACCAGTATGGAAATGACCACTGTATACATGTTCAAATCTTTTGAAGGTTTCAAACCCAAGACCATGGGATGAATAATAGCCAGGCATCATCATTGCACCTTCTATTTCTAAATGTCCCATTCCTATAGCTGCGTTAGTAAGTTCTAGATGTTCTAGAGTGTCTTCCATATTACTTTTATGTATCCATGGAATCAATGTAATAAGACAACCATCATAGTCTTTAGTAATAGTATCTCCATATATTGTTATGTTGTCATACTTAAGTAATGCATCACACGAATTTACCTCACTAGTATTCTTATAATATAAGTCATGATTACCTAGAGTTAAGTCCATGGTCATGTTATGTTTTATAAGATGGTCTATAAAGTGTTCTTTGTTTCTTTGTAAAGATAGGAAATTAATTCCAGTTCTTTTATCAAAGTAATCACCTAAGTGAACTACATGTTTAATATCATTCTCCACACAATAAGGAAAGAAGACTTCTTCATAAAATCTTCTCATATATTCGTGGAAATGTATACTATCGTTTCTGACACCAGCATGGGTATCATTCAATACTGCAAATTTCATTTATTTTTTATTT